TGTGACGTCGCATGCCTTCCTCATGACAGGTTTGTCATCAAAGTATTTGAAGCGCCCAACATACCTCTTGATGTTTTCTTCGAGGACAGGGGCTCCATAGACGGAGTAGGCCATCATGAACCACCCGTACTTGAGGAACTGGAAAATGGATTTATATGTTGAGAGAGGTCTAACATCGGGTTGTATGCACTCGTCTGTATTGCAAATGGCTGACATTGTGTTTCGTGTTATTGAGTTGATAATTGCCCTGGGGACGGCAGACGACTGTTTTTGCAAGTAATAAACGCTCTGTAGCATTTTGCCGGCCGTCGTTTCGACAATTCTCTCTGTCTTGACCGCTGCCTTGGTGATGGTCAAGTATACCAGGCCCATTGCACAGCACGCAACGGCTCCACCAATGGCCAATTCAGCAATAGTGGGCACAACGCGAGATCCCATAGGTGTCCGTTCCCTGTACTTCAGTTCGTCAACACGGGTATAGAATAGGTGTTTGCGCCATTCTTGGTGCGCCCATACGAACAGTCTCCTGAAGATTCCCCCACCATATTGTACGGCGCGTTCACTTGCTGCCGCAATGCGTAGATCGGTGATTCTTCTGAGAGCATTTTCGTTAATCACTACTATGCGCTCATCAATATCATGGTATCGCTTGTATAATTTTGCGTTGCGAGCTATGAGTGTGAGGGCACGTATTACGTTGTCCGCATTGTTGGGGTTTGTAGGGTCGTAAGTTAACCACATCGTCTGTGCTCTGTTGCGCATGTTTGCGAAGACTTCATCATCCAGCTCGTACTCCAACAGCACCGGGTCTTGTGGTACGTCTGGTGCTGGTGCTGGAGCTTGAACTTGGGCGCCCTCTGGGTCTGGACCGTTTGGTGGTGGCTCGGGGGCCTGATTCTGATTGTCCAAAAGAAATACTGGTAACAATGCTGGCGGTGGATTAGGTGGTCCAGGCGGTGGCTGTCGTTGCGGCCTGGTGGGTGGTTGCTGTCTCGGTGGCGGACCGGGTGGCACTGGTGCTGGCTGTTGACGCGGCCTACCAGGCGGCGGTGCTCCGCGTGGTCGTGG